TCGACGACGGCGTCGACCGGCTCGTCGTCGCCGTCGCTGTCACCGTCGACCTCGTCACCGTCGACCTCGTCACCGTCGACCTCGTCACCGTCGACCTCGTCGTCGGTTTCGGCGGGCAGCTCGACGTCGTCGTCCAGCCGCAGCATGCCCTTGCGGATCAGCTGGTCGACGTTCTCCTGGACAGCGGCGGCCGGCAGGATCGCGTCCTGGTAGTAGCCCTGCACGACCTCGCCGCCGTCGCGGGCCAGCCGCACCGTGATGTACGGCGCGGTCACGCGGTAGGCGCCCATCAGGACACCACCCCGGTGATCTCGTATCCAGCGCCGGGCTCCTGGATGATCGGCACGGTCTTGCGGCGGCCCTGCAGGTCCCACGCGTCCTGGCTGGGCTTGCGGATCGCCTGCACCTGGACCGCCAGGTCCGCGATGGAGTAGCCCGGGGCCCCGTCGGTCTCGTCGGCCATGCCGCCGAGCGCCTTGGAGTCCAGCACGGTCGCCGTGGTGGCCAGCGCGACGTTTGGGGTCTTGACCACGGTGAGGCCGGCGACGGTCTCGATCATGCCGGTGTACACCGGGTTGTTGCTGACCTCGCGCTGGCGAGCGTTCTGGATCTGCTCGTTCAGCATCAGGTAGGTGTAGGCCTTGGTGCCGACGACCAGCGTGTCCGGGATGTAGCCGTTGTTCTGGTCCTCGATCGCCTGGATGGCGAGCAGGACGTCGTCGAGCGGCTTCCGGCTGGCGACGGTGGCGTGGTCCCATGCGCCGGCGGTCGCTGTGGTGGCGGTGATCGCGGCGGCGATCGCGGACATGGCCACCGCGTCGACCTGCTTGATGATCGAGTTGACGACCTTCTGCAGGGCGCGGTCGATCGCGCTGCCGGGCAGCGACGTCCGGGCGATCTCCTCGTCGGTGAGCAGGGTCTTCTGGCCCCACTTGACGATCGCGGCCAGGGCGGCGGTCCCCGTCGCGATGTTTGCGTACGGGTACTCCGAGCCGGGCGTCACGGCGGTGACGGCCCGGTCGGTGATGAACGGCTCGCTCTGGTCGTACAGGACGGCGCCGCCCTGCGACCGGTACCGGCCGGTGAGCAGCTGGTCGGACACGAACCGCAGGTCGACGAACGTACGGAGCCGGCGCTGGATGTACGTCGGGTTGGACAGGAAGCGGCTGATGGTCAGCAGGTCACCCGAGAGGGTGGGGGTTGCTGCCGGGAAGGTGCTGGGCATGTCGTCTCCTCTCGGGGATTAGCGGCGGCCCTGGACGTTCAGGGTGACCGGCGAGCCGGAGCCTGTCGTCAGGGCGACGCCGATGAGGGTGCCGGCCGCCGCGGCGGTGGCGATGGTGGCGGTCTTGACCTGGCCGGCCGCGTCGGTGACGACGCCCGCCAGCGCGCTGATCGCGCCCGAAGCTTCGAGGCGGTGGACGCAGTTCTCCAGCGGCCACACGAGGACATCGGCGCCCGAGGCGGCGTCGTGTCCGGCGACGCCGACAGCGACGGTCGAGTCTGCTGCGGCGTGCGCGACGGTGCCGGTCGCCGACGCGGCGAGCACGCGGCCGCAGGTCACGGCACCGGAGGTGCGGGCAGTCCAGGGGACAACGCCGCCGGTGAATACGGGCAGGTAATCGGACATGTCAGTTGCCCTTCCGCGGAGCCGGGAACAGGTGCGCGAACTCGGCGTCGATGTCCTCGCCGGTCGCGTCGAGGCCGTAGCCCATCTCGGACATCGGCACGACTCCCTTGGCCAGGGTGTCGATGACGGTGCGGGTGCCTTCCGGGTCGGCGTCCCACAGCCGCGCCCAGTGCTCCTTGCGGGCCGGGGCGAACTTGCCGTCCGCGACGGCCTGGGCGATGACCTGGTCGCGCTCGTCGCGGGCGGCCTTCGCGGCACCAGCTTCGAGGCGCTGGATGCGCTTCTGCTGCTCGTCCCAGGCGGTGACGTCGATCGTCATCGTCCCGTGCGCGGTGCTGGCCGCCGGCGGCTTCGGTGTGGCCGGCTCGGTTGCCGGCGGGCCGGCAGGCGGGGTCGCGGGCGGCGTCGCCGGGGTGGTCAGCTTGGCGTTCGCGGCGAGCATTGCCGCCGACACCTCGCTGTCGGGGGAGTCGGCCGGGAGACCCAGCGCCTCCCGGATCTTTGCCGGGTCCATCTGGCCGGCTCCTTCCTGTCGTGCGGTCCCCGGCGCGGGTGCGGCGGGTGGCTTGGGTGCGGCTGGAGGCCGCGGTGTGATCGCCGGCGTCGGCGCTGCGGCCCGGCCGGCGTACGCGAACGCGAACGCGGTCAGGTCGAAGCGGGCCTTCGCCTCCTCGGCGACGGTGTCAGCGGCCAGAGCGTCAGCAAGGCCGGCGTCGACCGCCTCTTCGGCCGTGTACCAGGTCTCGGCCGTCATCGCGGCACGCCAGTCGGCGGACGAGCCGCCAGCGCGGGAGGCGTAGATGTCGGCCATGGAGGCGGACAGCTTTTCGATGATCGATGCGGCGTGGACCAGGTCCTCGGCGTTGCCGATCGCCACCACCCAGGCGTCGTGGATCATCAGCTGTGAGCCGAGGTTCATGACCAGCTCGTCGCCGGCCATCGCGATGACCGAGGCGGCCGAGGCGGCGAGGCCGTCGACGGTCACCTTGACCTTTGCCTTGTGGGCGCGCAGCGAGTTGTAGATCGCGATGCCGTCCCAGGCGTTGCCGCCCGGGGAGTTCAGGCGCAGCGAGATCTCGTCGACGTCCAGGCCGGCGAGGTCCTCGGCGAACGATCTGGCCGAGGTGCCGAACCAGCCGATCTCGTCGTAGATCCGCACCTCGGCGCTGCGGCTGCCCGCCTTCGCCTGGACGCTGTACCAGTCCTTCGTCGCCGCGCCGGTCTGGTGCGCCAGCCGGCGCATGTGCTCGATCATTTCGTTGATGTCGGGCATCGCGCCTCCTTTCACAGATCCAGGCCGGGGATGGCTGGCTGGTTGTCGAGCGGCCGCCGGCGGCGCCGGGCGGATGCGCTCGGTGGGCCGTCAGTGGGAGCGGTGTCTGCTGGTGGCTCCGAACCGGGCGGCGGCAGGTTGGGGGTGTCGCTCTTGGGCGGCAGCCCGTACTGCTGACGCACGGTCTCCTCGAGCACCTCGTCGGGGAAGATCACGCCGGCGTCGATCAGCGCCTTGATGGCCTGCGCGGTGGCGGCCTGTCTGCTGCCGATCTCGTCGAACACCACCCGGGGCGCCGGTTCCTCCGACCCCCAGTTGAGGTCGACGAGGTCCTCGACGATGTGCTGCGTGGCTACGTTGGCCACCTGCTGGGCGAGGGTCTGCAGCGACAGGGTGAAGAAGTCGGCGAACGTCGTGCCGAGCGCCCACGAGCCGGACTGGGTGCCCAGGTTCAGGAAGTGGGCGAGGACAGCACGGGCGATCTGTTCGTCGTGGTAGCGGATCGGTGGCATCGCGTCAGGCAGGTCACCCTCGACGCCCCGGAGCAGCATGTCGGCGCCGTGCGGCACTGCGGATCCTGCTGCCTCGCCGGACCGCCACGCCTGCGCGATCGCCAGCCCTTTCTGCAGATCGCCCTCGGACGCGCCCTCCTGGGCCTTGTAGAGCGGGACGCCCATGCCGTTGCGCTCGATCGTCTGGGCCTGCACGCGCAGCAGCCGGTCCTTGATCAGCCAGTTCTTGTATGCCGACCGCAGCAGCGACGTGCCGATCCAGTTGCCGCCCTCGCGCTCGTACACGTAGGCGACGAGCCGGTTCACCGGGATCGGCTGGGGCGCCCTGGTCGTCATCCCGCCGTACTGCGTGATCGAGATCAGGCCGCCGTCGTCGGCGACGTCGATGTCCTGGATCGTCTTCGGCAGTCGCGGTCCGAGCTTGCGTAGCCGGGCCCGGCCGGCGGCGTCCAGGCGGTACACCTGCTCGAAGAACGAGTATCCGAACGGCAGCATCAGCAGCGCGTTCTGCAGGTGGTCCTGCCAGTCGAAGCGGTCGCGCTGCCGCGGGGCGGCTTCGGCCTGCTGGCCGACGATCGGCAGCCCCAGGTCCTCGGCGATCAGCTGGACCACCTCGGGCCGGGCCTTGCCCGGGTCGATTCGCCACGGCGTGCGCCGGATCGGCAGCGTCACCGCGCGGAGCACGGAGACGACCTGGGCGTCCTGGCGGCGCATCTGCTCGAACACCTGCACGGAGCGGGGCCATTGCAGCTCCGGGGTGGTCTCGTCATCGGACTGCCAGTAGCCGTGCCCGTTCTCCTGCGCGTAGCCGATCTCTGTCCGGGGCGCGGTCGCCGGTGCCGGCTTCGTCGGAGACGTCATCGCTGCTCACCCCCAGGTCAGAAGCCGGCCGTGGCCAGCATGTTGGTCTCGCTGAAGTGCGCGGTGGTCTCGATGTTCTGCGGTGCTGGTGCCGGCGCAGGAGGCTTGATCTTGGTGAGGCCGCCGAGGACGTTCGTCAGCGCCTTGATCGGGATCATGTCGCCGGCGTCGGTGCGGAGGTCCCACGCCCACGCGCCGGTCAGCTCGCGAGTGGCCGAGATCTTCAGCGCCGCTGCCACCCGGGGATCGCCGAGGTGGCGTAGCTGGCGGGCGTGGGCCAGGTCGTGCAGCAGGCCGCACGCGTTGGCGTTGTCCCTGGCCGTCATCGGTTGCGGCTCCAGCCGGACCGGCAGCGCGTCGTCGACCTCGGTCAGCAGCGACCCGGCCGGCCCGCTCGGATCGAAGACCACGGCGGTCACCGGTTGCCGCCGGACGATCTCTGCCAGCCGCTTCGCAACCCACCGGGTCCCCGCCCGGTACTCGATCAGCTCCAGATGTGGCAGCCCGTCGGCGCGGTAGCCGGCTACGCCGATCGCGGCGTGGCTGCGATGCCAGCTGACCTCCCAGGTCAGGATGACCGGGCCAGCGATCTGGGAGGTGACGTCCCTGCATGCCAGCCAGATCGGCTCGGGGACCTTCGGCGGTGCGAGGTCCGGCACGGCCTGGCACAGGCACTCAGTCCTGAAGATCGGCTCCGGGTCCGTGGCGTGCGCGGCCCGCAACGCTTCGATCGGAATGCCCTGGGGGTAGCCCAGGCTTGGGTTTGGCCAGGGCCACATCTCCTCGTCGTCGGTCCGGCAGCCGGGCGGCGCCGACCACTCAAACAGGCCGAGCGCGCCGTCGTAGTCCGGGTCCTCGGCAGCCTCGGTGCCCTTCGCCTGCAGATCGTTGAGCACGACGCTGCGGTCGTCGCCGGCGTTGGAGTACGCCCACACCTGCGGGTCCGGGCGGGCCATCGTCGTCTTGGTGACCGCGGCCCACGCCTCCCAGGTGTGGTGCTCGCGGAGCTCGTCGAGGTTGACGTCGTCGCCGGACAGGCCACGGCCGCCCCTGCGCGACGCCGCAGCGACCTTCCACCGGGAGCCGCTGTCGAGCTTGAGCGTCTTCTTCCCGTTGACCCGGACGACACCGCCGTCTTTAGGCAGCTCACGGGCCAGGTCTGGGATGGACTCGACGAACTCGACGGCCTTGTCCCACGACTCCTCTGCGATGTCGAGGTTCTGGGCGGTGCCGATCACCAGCGGCACGCCGAGCACGAACATCTTGAACAGGTTCTTGATCAGGACCAGGGTGGTTTTGCCGTTCTGCCTGGCCACCAGCACCAGCACGGTGCGGAACCGGAACCCGCCATTGGGCCGAAGCTCCATCGCGTGGATCAGCAGCCACCGCTGCCACGGGATCAGCCGGATGCCGAGCACCACCTCGGAGAACTGCACGGCCGCGAACCCGAGCGACGTCTCGGGCGTCAGCGCGCATCCGCACCCGCACGGCCCGGGCCGCCCACGAACGAGCGGTCCGGTGAACACACGAGGAACCGTCGAGCCGAGGAGCGGGCGGGTCGGGGCGGCCAGCATGGACCACCCCCGATCGCCGGGCTACCGGCCAGCGCTCTTGCGGATGTTGTCGAGCGCGGAGCCGACAGGCTTGTCGACCTTCATGGCGGTGCGGGCGGCCGGCGTGCCGCCGAGGTCGCGGAGAACGCCCTGCAGCTGTGGTCCCAGCCATCCGACGGTCTTCGTGACGTCGCACATGGCGGCGAGCCTGTCGAGGCGGCGCATCAGACCGCGGTGGGTCTTGTCCGGGACGTCGAGGACGGCGAGGTCGTCGGCGATGGCGTCCCAGATCTCGGCGCGCTCGACGGCCTTCTCGATCTCCTCGGCCTGGCGGATCGCGAGGTCCTGCAGGGCCTTGTCGGTCGGCGTCAGCCAATCCATTGCCGCAAGCGCACCTCGGACCGATTCGCGCAGGTCAAGGCGGGGTTCGGGCTCATCGGGCGGCGGCGCGGGAGGTGCGGGCGGCGCCCCCGAAGGCCCGTCACTATCTGTATTCGGTACGACCGAAAGGCGCGGCTTTGTGGGCATTGATTACACCCCGTCACCAAGATCAAATATACCGATGAATATCCACCGAATAATATGCACCCGGTACGGGCAAATCCGGGGGGAGAGAGCCCTGACTGGCCCGGTGGTCAGGGCAAACATTGATCAATTTTATCCGACCCCGCATATTATGCAGTCCATGCATAAGGCCAGGTCACGCCATTCAGTGACGCACCGTAATGCCATTACGTAGCGTTACCGAATGCGGGATCGCTTGCATGCCGTGCGTCCTCTGCATGACACGTTGCAGCATCCGAATGCGCACGCGACCCGGCCGAGGCGATAGGTCACGAACTCGGGGATCCAGCGGCTGCGCCACCACCCTCGCCAGCGCCAGCTGCGGCTGGTCATGTAGGGCATCGGGTCACCTCACCATGCTCGGGATGGGCTGGACGTGAACGAGGCGACCGGGGCGCCGGCTGCCGTGCTGCGCGCTGGCGCGCTGCGTCGAGCAGCTGGGCGGGCCGGGCCGGTGTCGTTGCCCTCGCGCTGCTGGTACCACTCGTCGATCACGGTGTACGTCCGCGCGGTCCGTTCGGCCTTGGCCCGGGCGCGGACGACGTCGCGGCCCGGGTCGAGGGTGACCATCTTCGCCCCGTGCCGGTGGTACTCAGCCCGTCGCGCCTTGGTCGGGTTGGAATGGACGAGGTACACGTCGACACTGGCGGCCAGGCGCAGGGCCGCCTCGGTCGCTGCCTTGCGGGCGGCGATGGTGACTGCGGCGACGTGCGGCGTGTGGTCGTGGGTGTGCCCGCCTGGCCCGGTGAACGCGACGGCGAGCACGTCGTAGTCGATGACGATGTCGCCGGGCTGCGCGTGCTCGCGGACCCAGGTCGTCTTCCCACTGCAGGGCGGGCCCATGACGACGGTGAGCATCACCAGTCCCGGCTGGTCTGGATGCCTGGCGTGCGACGGGCGTTGGTGACGGCGGCGCCGTTGCGGCCGCCAGCTCGCCGGTTGCAGCTCGGGTGTTCGGGGCCGCGGTACTTCCGGCGGTCGTCGGCGTGGCCGAGGTCCCACGGCTGGTCGGGCTGGATCGGGTTGCCGCAGCGCCAGCAGTCGACGATCCCCCGGGCGACCTTGGGCGCCCAGCGTGCCCGCTCGCGCTGGTGGGCTCCGCCGTAGCCGCGGGCGGCGGTGCGCTTGGTCGGCGGCATGGCGCTACCGCTCGTGCGGGATGTGCCGCACCTCGCGCTCGACGTACGTGTAGCCGTCCGGGGACTCGCTGGCAATGACACGCCCGTCGGCCGTGACGTACTTCGGCAGCTCGACGTGCGTTCCGTGTATGCCCATCTCAATGCCGTAGACGAGCAGGGGTGGCAGGCCGAGCGCCACGCAGGCGGCGATGCGCTGATCCTCGGTGAGGATCGCCGGCAACACGACTGGCACGGCCACGGGTGCGTCCTGCTCGGGCATTGCAACCTCCCTGGTCAGATGTCCAGCGGGCGCGCTGTCAGTTTGGACGCCGGAGCCCTCGGCGAGCTTCTGCAGAGCGGGCAGGTGCTTCGTGGCGATCGCCGCCACCTGGTCGCCGATGCCAGCGAACAGGCCGGCATGGGTGCCTGGCTCGCGAGGAATGAAGCATCCATCGGGGTCGTCGCCGAACTTGTAAAGGATCGGCTTGGTGATCAGGCCGCCGGAGGCGAGCTGGGTGCGGTCCATGGTCATACCTCGATTCCGTAGCCCTCGGCGAGCGTCTCGATC